GTCCACCCGGCTAAAGTAGTGGCGGCTGTCCAGGGTGGCAGCTACGTAGCGCCTATTACTTTTACGCTCACTTACGACGCGCCCCGTCTCCAGGTCCACGACCCGGTAGTGGTAGCGCGGCGTAGTGCGTGCCCCGTTGGCCCTTATTTGCACGGTCAGCTTATACATAGACCTCAATAAATACAGCCTCCTGGCGGTCCGGGTCAGGCCTTTGCACCTGGCGGCCCAGTATCATGCCCTTTAGCAGGCCGCCCTCTACCGTGCCATGCTTTACCCTGGCCGTTACCTGGTCGGCAGCTGCGCGGGTCCTTAGCAGTATGCGGTCGTAGTACTGGCCCCTGTGGTACTCAACTACCAGGGCCGGGTCCAGGCCAAAACGGTGCGCCCCGTATAGGCGGTCGTTGGCATACCTGGGCGCTGGCGTTTCCTCGACCAGTGCGTGGCCGTGGCGGCGTAGCATTTCATTAAACTGACTGTTGATTTTTTGCTCCTCTCTTGTCATGGGTTTGAATTAAGGGCCACCCGTTGGCCGGGTAGCCCTGGTTAGTAAATTATTTTTTAACGGCCAGTATAAACTTGCCGCAGCTGTTATAAACCTCTATGCCTGTGAAAATACTGTCCTCGTAGGCCGTGAAGTAGTCGCGGCTGGAGCCTACAAACCAGGCACCTTCAACGCCCAGCGTCTCGTCCAGGTTTGCTAGCGTGCCGTAGGCCATTTTAAAACCGCCGTGGACGCACTCGCAGCCGTCGGTCATGCCGGAAAATGCGCTTTTTACGTTAATGTAAAGGTCGGCCTGGTTTTTCTTAATGAAGGTCTTAACTGTGGTGCGGGTGATTTTTTTCATTTGTTTGCTTTTGTTCCACAAATATAGGTTGCGGTAACGTAACCACCAAATTTTCGGCAAAATATTTTTTTAGGATAGTGTCCACCAGGTTAGCTACGGTACGGTTCTGGCGCACGGCCTCGACCTCCAGCTGGGCCAGGACCTCCTCATTTATGCGCATGGTATAGCTTTTTTTCATTTCGTATTATATTTAGCGGTGGAGGCAAAAATGGCGCGGTCCGCCGCCTGGGCCAGGACCCGGCAAACCTTAGCGTAGTAGCGGTCCGCCTCCTCCAGGCTAACGTAAAAGCGTTTAGTGGTCTGGTTCCCGTCCTGGGCCAGGAGCACGGCAAAACCGAGGCCCTCCTGGCAAAGTTTAATTTCCCAGTTATTACTAAAAAGGCGGTATCTAATGCAAATGCGGTCTGAAAAGTTCATAATTTATTAAAGTTTAGTATAGAGGCCTGTTACGCCAGAAAAAATATTTTGCAGCTGGTCGCAGTATGCGCCCTCAAATTTTGCGACCTCAGCGAAATTAAAATTTTTGTCAGCCCTGGCCAGGAAAGTTACGGTATAGGTGTCGTTAGGCATTAACTCAATACGGCAATATTTTGCGCGGCTGGCATTTTTAGCCAGGTGGAAAGATAGGGCGCACTTATCGCTGGTAAAGTTCTTACTGCCAGTCATTAAGATAAACATTTTACCACCCAGCTGGTTTAAGATTTCGGTAGCTACTGCTAAATTCATTTGTTTGTTGTTTAGATTGCAAATATCGGGTGCGGTATCGTAACCACCAAAATAAAACTTTAAAAATACAAAGTTATTTTTTGGTGGCGTTATGGTTATTCTGGTTACTTCCCGTACTCGTTCCAAATTTCCAGCGCCGGGTGCTGCTTACCGTCCATAAGCTGGTTAAAAACGTGCGCCCAGGCTACCACCTTAAGGTCGTCCTGGCTGGCCGCAGCTTTAGCACCGCCCCAGTAGAACTGGCCACCACGGACAAAGCCGATATAATTAAACTGGCCGCGGCCTATGGCTGGACCAAATAAGGCGTGTATAAATACTATGTCCGTCTGGCCGTCCTTTGGCGCTACGGCCTTGTAAGTAAACGAGCGGGCAGTAACCGCGTTTTTAATAGTGTAGACGTTGCCGCCAGTGCAGATAAAGGGCACTAGCTTAGTCGTTACCAGGGCGCGGGTGCTGGGTTTGTAGGGCTGGGTCCAGTTGTTTGTCATGGTGCAAATATAGGGTGCGGTATCGTAACCACCAAATAAAAATAAAAAAAAACCAGGCATAAAAATACCCGGTAATTTCTTTATCCGTATACCCTCTGAAAAACTAGGATTTAAATATAATAAAAAAGGGCCAAACGTGGAAACGTCCGGCCCTAGAGTTAAATAAAAAGGCTCTAGTTGTTACCATACAAAGATAAAGGCCCGCAGCGTAAAAACGGCGGGCCGAGGTTTTCACCTTCAAAAATAGTCGTACTGTTATCAAAACTTGGTATAAAGTAGCAGCAAAAAAAAGGCCAGCCTGGACGAGAGGCTGGCGCAAACAACAAACAAATTTTTCCGGCCAAAGTAGAGACAAAGGCCCGCCACAATATACGAAAAAGGCCCCAGGTAGAAACGCCGGGGCCGTGGAAAGTAAGAAAAAGCAACACTATTTTATAACGCCCTGGGTTTGCAGATACGTGGCCACGTAGCGTACGGCGTCCATGTGATGGTTGTCCAGGTCCTCTGGCTCCTCCAGCACTATGCCGTAGCGGTCCACCTTGCGGCTGTAATTCTCCTGCTCCTGGCGCACGTTTACGCTGTCAGCGGTAAAGTATACCCTTAGATTAGATAGCAGGCTAATGCCGTCTATTATGGACCCTGGAGGCTTTGGGGCAGCTATGGCGTACTCCCAGCCAGCCTGGCGCAGCGCCAGTATTTTAAGCCGTCGGTTTGGGTCGCAAATAATTTCACTGGTGAAAGGGACCGCCAGGTGGCTAAAGAGCCAGTTTACTATACCCTCCTCGGCCCCCAGTATCTGCTCCCGGTCCGTTAAGGTCATTTTATCGCGCAGCGTGTTTTCGCTGCTATAATTAAGTTCTCTGACGTACAGACCACCGTCGTAGTACTTCACCTCACTAATAGCCCAGGGGTCGCAAATTCCCCAGTCGCACCCGTAATAAAGTGGCACGTCCAGGGCCAGGTACTCAGCCAGGGAAATTTCAGACCAGGAAAAAATACGGTTTGGCTTTTCGGCTCTCAGGCCCAGGCCGTAGACGCTCCAATTATAGGCGTTTGCGCTGCGTTTATACTCGTTATTTTGACAGCGTGCCAGTTCGGTGGTATACTTACCCGCCAGGCCCTTTGGGTTTGCTACGCAGCTGTACGTCTCAGCCTCCCCAGGCGTTAGTAACTTGTGGAGCACTGCGTGGCTGTCCTTTATGGTCTGGTAGCTTAGGATTTTCTCCCGCTGGGCCTCTGGGCAAAATGGATTGTCCCTAAAGGTCGAGTTTATAACTATGGTGCGCTCGTCTCTCTCCAGGTCCTCTACCCAGTGCGCCTGGCGTGGGTTCCAGTCTATAAAAATAAAGTCCTCTGTACGCTGGTCTATCTGGTCGAAAACGTCCTTACTTATTTTGTATGGCTCATTTAACCAGGCCGCGTTCTGGTTCAGCCCGTGCACGCTCACGCTGTCGTCGGCCCCGTGCGTCTCCACCCTGGACCCGGTAGCGTAGCGTAGGTAGGTCTTTGTGGCGTTAAATTTATTCTGGAACTGCCAGCGGCCCGTAGCCATTAAACGCTTTTCCAGGTCGTTCCAGACCGTATCTACACAATCCACTTTTGTATCGCGCCAGATAGTAAAGCGTTTATTTTTCTCTTTGCGTGCCAGGGTATCAAAACAATCTATTAACGAGTAGGTTTTAGACGAGCGGCTGGACCCTTTATTTACTATGTACTTATACCGCCTGGTGCCGTCTGGATTTACGGCGTGCACGGCGTCCCAGTTACGGTTAAATACACTGGTAACGCGCATTTCTATTACGGGCCTCTCCTCAGCGTTCCCATTTACTTGCATTGGGGTAGAGTTTATTTATAAAATACAAAAAGTCGTGGTTTATAACGCTCTCGTGGGTGGAAAAAAACGGCCTATCTTTCACCAGGTCCTCCAGTTCGCCCAGGTTGTGCTCCCCCCGCACTTTACAGTCGGCCAGGTACGGCCCAGGGACCAGTCCATTTGCGTAGGTGGTTTTTATTGGTGTCTGTCCGTCCATAGCCTCAAAGGTAGCCAGGAAACGGTCGCGGCGCATAATCATTGGTACATGAATATCATAATTTAGCCACCCAGGGCCGCAGTTTTCATACATGCGCCTATAATCTTTACGCTGGTGGCGCACTGCCAGGTCCTCGCATGTCGTGTCGTGGTAGTTAGGTAGGTCTATGCCAAAGTCCTCCAGTGCGTAGTAGTCGTCGTTAGAGTATAAAAAAACCGGGTCCTGGCAGGCCATTACCTTTATCTGCATACTTTTCTCTTTCTCGCCCTCGAAGTCCGCCCTGGCTATATGGTCCCCGTCGTACCACTCTGGGCGGTCGCCTATCAGTAGCACCCCGGTAAGTGCGTTAAAATGGCGGACCATAGAGCGTATAGCGTACTTTAACTCCAGGCCGTCCCCGGCCAGCCTGTACGGTATTACTAGCCTCATCTTTCATATTTGGATATTACCAGGCGCAGCTCGGCCCCGCTCCACTCGTCGCCGTCGCTGCGGTCCTTGCGTGCGTTCTCAATTATTGGCGTTACGCCGTACTTATCCTCGAAAAGTTGCAATAACTGGTCAATTTCGCCCAGTTTTTCTACTATTTCGGCCTGGTCCTGTAAAAAATTAGTGTTTTCTGTCATATTATTTGTGCAGTTAATGGCATAATGTAGTGCCCCAGGTAGCCAGCCCGGCGCGTCTTAGCTACGACCTCCTCGGCAAAGTTCCAGGCCAGTAGCACCAGGTACTCTGGCGGGTCGTCTATCATGGCGGGTAAGTCAATTATAGGTATACCCGTACCAGGTGAAAACTTGCCCACCTTTTCCGGGGTCTGGTCCACTATGAAAGGTATCTGCTTTACTGTTACCCCTGCCACGTTTAGCAGCGTATTACCTTTGGCCGAGGCTGCAAAACCGTAAATCTTCGCGCCCTTAAGGTGGTCCAGTAGCTTATTAAACCCGACCACTATTTTGTCTACCTTCCTGGCCCAGGCGTAATAGGTTTTTATATCTGCATAGCCGCCGTGGATTTCCCGGCGCAAAAACTCCTGCACGCCTACCTGGGGCCGCTGGCCCTTGTGCTGGACGTGGCAGCGCACGCTGCCGCCGTGTATATCCTGGTGGCTTACCTCCACCAGTTCCAGGCCGCACTGTATACACAAGTAGGCCAGGGGCACTATGGAAAAATAGCTGAGGTGCTCAAAATATACGGTGTCGAACTCTCCCTTGTCTATAAAGTCCAGGAGGTACGGAAACTCCAGGACCAGTACGCCGCCAGGTGCCAGGGTCTGGCGCACGGCGGTTAAAAACTCCTTAACGTCGTCCACGTGGGCAAAAACATTGGTAGCCGTTATTAGGTCCGCCCTCGGCCACCCGGTAGCAGCCAGGTGCTCTGCCGCCTCCAGGCCCCAAAATGCCTGGTAGGCTCTTATACCCTGGGCCTCGCAGATAGGGGCCAGGTTTGCTGCCGGGTCCACCGAGAGCGTACGGTGGTGCAGCACCTGGCGAAACTCCACCAGCAGCGCCCCGTCGTTTCCGGCTATGTCTATATGAAAACTATCTGGCCCCAGCTGGTAGGTGGCCGCCAGTTCGTGGGCCATTTCTCTGCAATGGTCTTTAAACGACTGGCTAATGGACGAGCGATAAACATAGTGGCCGAAAAGGGTTTGCGGGTCTATGACTATGGATAGCTGGCTAAGGCCGCAGCGTGGGCAAAGCATAACGCGCAGTGGGTAGCGTGGCGCTATTTCGCCTGGGTCGTCCAGGAGGTTATTTGATAGGGGCATTAAACCCAGGTCCAGGTATTGCTCCAGGTTTGGGCTATTGCACACGCGGCAGCTGGTATGATTTTTAAACATTGCACTTTATTAAGCCATGCGAAAGTAAAAAATTTTTGTCTGCCTGGTGGCTGGGTGGCTGGTTACGCGACTGGCTGGCCGGGTGGTACCTCTGGCCCACTGGAAAGTCCTGTATGACAAAGGGCGGCCCGTACAACTCGTAAAGCTGGTAATAAAAATACAGGTCGCAAAAGGTCCGTAGCCTGGTGTCAAAGCGTAAAGGGTTTTTTCTAAAGGCTATGACTGAGGGCATGCCCACCGTATTTTTATCAAAATTGCCGTGCACGTACCTGGCCCGGCTGCGTCCTGTCTTTATGCCGCTGGCGTTTATCTGCACGGCGTTTGAAATGGCCCAGCCCGCCTGGTCCAGGCCCTGGTCGAATTGTTGCAGCGCGTCGCGTACCATAAAAACGTCGTCCTGGCACATTATTTTTACCCGGTCGCCTGTGGCATGGTCCAGGGAAAAGTTAAGGTTCTCAGCTGCACCCTGCACCGGGTTTTGATAGTAAACTATTGGTAAGTGGGGAAAGTTCTTTATTTCCCTGAATATCAGCGAGTTACTGCTATTATCTGAAACTATTATTTCATAAGGCCTGCTATAACGCTGGTTTTCAATCGTTTTAAGCAGCATATTAAACAGGAAAGGCCCGACGCCTCGCTGCTCATACGTTGGTATGCAGACACTCAGCATAGTTTTAAAAATATTAATGTGAGAAAAAACCCTATTACTACGACCATACCCACGCCAGTTACCCTGGCGTTTATGCGGTCGCTTTTGTCCCAGCGGTCGCTGGCCTCCTTACTTAGCCCTGGTGGTTTTGGTAGACGCATGGTATTTAATTTTAAATATTGCTGTCAGCCCGTCTGGGTGCGGTGGTCTGTCCTTTTCCTTTAGGCGTACCATAAAAACGGGTAGAGTACGGCCATAGACGTAAACCAGGTGCGGGTGCTGTCGTCCTATTATTTGCGCTCTCATTAGTTCAAAAATATTAATATAGGTGTTTCTTTATTATAAATCCTGCCGTCCTGGACCACGTGGCCCGTGGTCAGCCAGAGCATTTGGGTAGCGTTAATATGTGCCTTTCTTATACGGTATAGCTGGCTGGCGTTTGCGGCTCCGCCACAAAATATAAAGCCTTGTATGTTTTGGTATGTCATTGTCTAAAACTGTTTGTTACTGCCAGGACGGCCCCAATAATTAAACCTATTACGATAAATAAATACTGCCCTGGCCAGTCCCAGGCCCAGGGGTTTAAGGCGTTAAACCATAGGGCCAGTAAGGTGTAAATTATGGCCACCCAGGCCAGATAGAATATAAAAATCTTTTTCATTTCAGTAGTGTGTGCGGTACGTGGCTAATGGTCCCAGGCCTCAAAGTTATAGGCTTTATTTCTACCCCTAGCCTCCAGGCGGCAAAGGGTAGCGCGGTCTGGTCAAATGCGTTATAATCGCGTACCTCGGCCCACCAGTAGTTAAGTACGTCCTGCGCCTCTGGCGTGTTACGTGCCGCCACTATGCAGCAGTCGTATAACCCGGCTCCAGCAGGGTAGCCTATCTGGCGGTAGGCCTCTACCTGGGCGCGTATTGGTTTGGCTGCGTAGCGGGTGGCCAGGTACTTACTACCCCTGGCTATTTGCTGCTCTATGTACGTTACCTCCTCGTATATACAGGCCCGGCTGCCATGCTTAAGGACCGCCAGGTGGCTACCCTGGAGGGCTGCCAGTACCTGGGTGGCAAAGTCTGAGGCCTGCACCTGTACCTTACCATCTACCCAAATGTAAACGTCCCCAGGGAAATTACGGTGCGGCTGGCACTTGTAAAACAGGGCCTTTTCCCGGTCAGTGCGTCCCTCGTTCAGGCCCTCCACGGTCGTTACCAGGTAGTGGCTCAGGTCGTGGCCGTTAATGCCCAGCTGCGTGGGTAGTGTCTTAGGCTGGTCTATGCCCCCTATAATGGCTGAAATAATACTGAGTTGCATAAATAAAAAATTGCCGCCTTCAATATTGGCACCTGGTAAGAGGTGCCGCAATATCCAGCGGCAAAAAGGTTAAGGCTATAATGGTATGGTTTGGCCCCGTTTTGCGTCCACTTACCTGGACCCCGTAAAGATAGTTACCCCGCGGTAACTACCAAAAGTTTTTTTCTCTGGTCCTCGAAAAAATTTAAATGGTTTATGCTGTCTGCCAGGCGCGCAGTTATAAGCGTCTCAAACCAGGCCCGCTGCTCTGGTATCTGGTAGTGTATATTGCCCAGGGTCAGGTCTATGGCGTCGAGAATGTCGTAGCCCAGGGTAGTGCGGGCCTTGTTTACTAGTTTGGTGGCGTTGGCTTTCTTAGCTTTCAGGGTCATAGTTTTTATTTTGTGGCCCCTGGGTAGGGGCCTGGTGGTTTAAAGATTATTATTTAAAAGGTGCTCCATGCACTTTTTTTCGCTGTCTCCAAATTTTGCGCCAGTCGTATTACAGACAAAAGTTACTGAGTAGCGGCCAGTAGTTGCACTAATATTGCACGTGCCTGTAAAGGCGTTAGAGTATCTCTTACCATTAATAACTACTGTTACCTGGTATTTTCCAGCTATAACCTCGCCCACTAAAAATTCCGCATCTACTTTTACTTTTTGGCCGTTCAGATTTAAAGTTTTCATATTTTCTGCTTTTGTTCCACAAATATAGGTTGCGGGTACGTAACCACCAAATTTATTTTATTTTCCAGGCTAAAAATATTTCGTACCAGTTCTTTTCTACAAAGTAGGTGGAAACTTTCATGGCCTTTGCCACCTCAATACCTTTGGCTCCAGGGTGCGCCTGGGCATAGGCGCGGCACCTGGCTAGTTTTTCAGCTTTCATATTTTTTCGGCTAATTTGATTAATGATTTACACGCTTTAGAGGCTATAAATTTCTCGGCTGCTTCCAGGCTGGAAAAACCTTTTTCTACTGTTATAATGGTCTGGAAATAAACGCCGTCAATATCTTTACCTATGCGTACTTTAACTTCAAAATGGTTAGGCTGGTAAGTGGTAGCTGTTATCATATTTTCTGCTTTTGTTCCACAAATATAGGGCACGCTAGCGTAACCACCAAACAAAAGTTATCCACATTTAGAAATCTTCCTGCTTAGGCATTATGGTTATAATGTTAATGACTGGGGCCAGGGCTTCGCCGTCTGGGGTAACTGGCGCGACCTTTTCAGGTGCGTTAAAGCCTAGCATTTTGTTGAGGACCTCAATAGCTTTGGTCTTTTCCCAAAGGCGTACTTTTTTATTATAGCCGACCACGCGCCGGGTTTTGCCCCGGCCCTCGCGTATTTCTTCCAGGTCAATACCTGAAACGGTGCCCTTCATGTGTTCGGGCCAGTCGTGCATCGGCAGCACCGCACCCGTTACTGGGTCCGTTATGTCCTCCAGCCTGGTGCCAGCTATTTCCATTAGGTTACGCATTAACTTTTCCTTTGTTATGTTGTACTCTTTGGCCGTCGCAGCCCTTAACTCGGCTATCCTGGAAATAACTCTAGGTTTCTTTAAGTGGTCAAATGCCTGCACGTGCGCACTAGCCCGGCTATACCCCGCTCTAATAGCGGCCTGAGTTGCGTTAAAGTCCACCAGGTACTCGCGGCAAAAGTTTTCCAGCTTTGGCGTTAGTTTAGCCTGCTCCAAAACTTTATGCCCGTTTGTACTCATAAATTTTAGCTTTTACTGCTTCAAGTAGTGCCGCCTGGCCGCCTGCTTTCCTTTCCAGGACAGAGGCCACCGACTGGTCCAGGGTACCACCTGAGAGCAATTTAAAAATAACTACGGGCCTGGTCTGGCCCTGTCTGTCTAGTCTGGCGTTGGCCTGTTCGTATAGTTCCAGGCTCCAGGGCAGCCCAAACCATATAATGATATTACCACCAGCCTGGAGGTTTAGCCCGTGCCCTGCACTGGCAGGGTGCGCTACCATAACGCCTACCTTTCCGGCGTTCCAGTCTATTATATCCTGGGCGGTTTTTAACTGTCTGGCCCCTGGCAGGCGCTCCAGTATGCGGTCGCGGTCATGCAAAAAATTATAAAATATTAGTACCTGGTTGCCGCTGGCCTCCTCTACTAGTTCCTCCAGGGCCTCCAGCTTTTGGTCGTGTACCTTGTGCACCGTGCGCTCAGCGTCGTAAACCGCGCCATTACTGTACTGTAATAATTTGCCCGCTAATACTCCAGCATTTAACGCCGTTATATCCTGACCCTCCAGGGCCATTACCTGGTCGCGTTCAAAACTTTCATACCCGGCCAGCGTCTCTGGCTCCAGGTCTATTACCACCTCGTGCTCTATGCGTCCAGGTAGCTGTAAATAATCGGCTGCTTTCATGCTTATACAAATATCTGCTATTTTCTTATAAATCACTGCTTCGGCCCCCTCTCTTGGTTTATAGCTGAAAACTCTAAAGGCGTCGCGCTTATCTGGGGTTAAATAAGCCTCTCTAAAGGCCGTTAAGGTCTTACCTAACCTTTTGCCCTGGTCCAACAGGTAAAGCTGCGGCCATAGGTCTGAAACGCCGTTAGGCGCTGGCGTACCAGTAAGACCCACTATACGCTTAATTAAGGGCCGCACCGTGCGCAGTGCCCTAAACCGCCTGGCGCTGGCACTCTTAAAGCTGCTTAACTCGTCTATGATAACCATATCAAAGTCCCAGCGTGCGCCGTAAAAACTTACCAGCCAGTCCACGTTTTCCCGGTTTATAATATAAATATCAGCCTTTTTGCGTAGTGCGTCAGCCCTCTGGCGTGCCGTGCCCAGGACCACCGAGGCCTTAAGGTGCGGGTACCACTTGGCTATCTCAGCCGTCCAGACCGTACGGGCCACAAATTTGGGCGCTATTACCAGCACGCGGGTAATTTCAAAGGTTTCATTTAGCAGCTGGTCCAGGGCCTTTAAAGTGGCTGCCGTTTTCCCGGTACCCATGCTCAGGAACAAACCCGCTGCCGGGTTATCAATAATATGCTTACAGGCCTGGACCTGGTACGGGTGCAATCTCATGTAATAAGTTTCTAAGGTCCTGCTCATTTTTAATTATCCTAACCTCGTGCCCCGTGGCGGCTAGTATCTTGTGCACCGCCACCTGGAGGGCTGAAAGTACGCCGTGCTCGGTCTTTACTTCCACAAACCAGACCCGGCCACGTAGCAGCACCATGCGGTCAGGTACGCCAGCATTTCCAGGCGAGACAAATTTAAGGCACTTACCGCCTAATTTCTCTACGGCCAGGCGCAGCCGTTTCTCTAGTGTTTTTTCCATAATCAGTAAGTATAGTTTCTGTAACCAATCCAAACTTTTGTCATTTCTTTTTCTGTTTTACCGTTGGCAATAAAAGCCAACCAAGCGTTTTGGTAGCAGCTTCGGTATCGCGGGTTTTCAATTCCATGTTCTACCTCTAAAAGGTACCGCAAACAAGCGTCGTCACTATTATTCCAAAATAGATTTCCATAGCGCGCCCCCTTATCCCACGGTAAAGGGCTACCGACCCAAATTTGCCCCCGGTCTACGTAAAGGTCAAAGGTGCAAAGCACGTTAATAATTTTACGTTCTCTCTCCGGCGTAAACTTGGTGTTATAATCATCCCAAACCCACGTCAATTTTCTTTTTTTCTCATTCATGCCTTTTTGTCTCATATTTTTAATTTTGTTTGTTGCAGTTGTTGCAGTTGTTGCAGCATTTTTCTATATAGATATGAAAAAGGCGTTTAAAGAGAACTACGTATTATTTCGTAGGCTATATTACCCTTAAAACGGCTTTATAATTCTCTACTAGATATTTATCTGCAACATCTGCAACAAGCAATGTTAAAGAGCTGATTTTCAATGTGCCAGACCTGTTGCAGATACCTTTTTTTTATCTGCTCGCTATCTGCAACTAGCTGCAACAAATCAGTGTTGCAGATAGTTTTTTTTTCAACACATAAGAAAATTAAGCGTTCCACGTAATGTTTCGTAGTTTAAGTGTTTGATTTTAAAGGCTTTCGCTTATAAACCCAGGTCACGTTCCCGCCCTTATACCGCTCTTTTTTATCTGACCGTTCCCAGTTTTTAAGGCTTAGGATAGCCTGACAAATTTTCCGGCCCACGGCTCCCGTTAGCAGCCTTTCCCTTGCACCAAAAAAACAGTGCTCCCAAATGTCTGCCGCCGTTACCACGTCCAGGCGTTCCTTTTCCAGGTAGGTGTTTATCAGTTCAGCGGTGCTATTGATTTCGGTATGTTGTGCCTGTTTGTTTTGCGCCATTTCTTCCAGTCTTTCGTCCAGGTATAGCTTTTCTCCGGCCTGGTAGTATACCAGGGCCTCAGCCCATAGCTGGTCTACTTCTCCTTGCGTCATACCGAAAACCCTTTTATTATTTGGTATGGCTACCACGGGCCAAAACCTACGGTTCCCGGTCGGGTCCTTTAAAAACTCTGTATTATTGGAGGTACCTATAAAAATGCACTGGCGCGGGAAGTCCTCGCGTATTTGACCATAGGCTGGCCTGCACTTGTCTATTCTGCGAGTAATATATTTTTTTACGTCCTCGTCCTCTTTCTTATTAAACTTTGCCAATTCTCCTACTTCCATTAACCAGACGCCCTGGAGGCTTTCTATACTGGTTTTGTTTTCTATGTCTCCCACGTCGTCGCTAAACCAGTCCCCGGCCAGCTTATTTATAAAAAAACTTTTACCCTTTCCACCCTCTCCGGCCAGGACCAGCACGTGGTCAAATTTAATGCCTGGCTCCATTATCCTGGCTATTGCCGCCACCATAGTTTTACGGGAAAAGGCCCGGTTTAGTTCGGTGTTCTCAGCGTCGAAATAATACGTTAGCATGGTGTCCAGCCGCTCCACGCCGTCCCACTTTAGCGTCGCCAGGTAGTCCTTTACCGGGTGGTAGCTGTTGTCCTCGCATACCCCGTCTATGGCGTCAGCTATCTTTAGGGGCGAAACTATGCCGTAGTGTAACTCTATGTACTGGCGAAGCCTTTTGTTATCTTTATTTTTATACTCCCGCTCTTTATTTTTTGGTGCCCAGGGTATAGGGCCTAGTATCATGTTTCGTATTGAAAATTCATTATAGGCAAATTTCCCCGCCAGGTCTGGGTCCACTTCCAGTATGGTTTTTATGTTTTCAGCTGACTGTAAAATATTTCCTTTTTTGTCCCTTATTAATATGGCCCTGCACTCGGTTACGGTCCCCACTTTTTCAAAGGCCTTTACCGCGCCTTTAAAACGTGCTGCGTCCATTTCAATTTTAACGCTATTTTGCTCCACGGCCCAGGCGGTCATTTCCTTAAATGACGGCAGTTTATGGCTGGGTGTGCCCTCCTTTGCGTTCTCGTCCAGGTGGCCAAACTTGTGCAGCCGTACCAGGTCAAAGGCGTTGCGTGCGTGCCGGGTCCCTGCTCCTGCCGGGTCGGTCGAGTGGTGGGAAAAGGCGTGCCAGCCGTCGGGGTATAGGTAGAGGCCATTAACTCCAGAGCCTTTGGTGTAGCTGTATTTACCACCCTGGCCAGGCTCGTAGACGTCAGCCAGGAACTGGTCGAGTACCTCGGCCATAGAAAAGGCCCGGCAAAACGCACCTATTACGCCGTCCTTTTGGCCTGGGTCGCCCAACTTTGCCACCTCAGCGGCAGCCCTGGCCTCGGCCTGCTCATACCCTGGCCGCTCGGTTACGTCCAGCCAGTTGGTGTACTGGGCCAGCACCTCGTCGGCCACCAGTTCGTCGCCGTCCTGGCTCTCTATCAAATACTCCCCGTCCCTGGGTGCCGAGGGCCAGTACATTAGCCGCTCCACTTGAAAGGTAGACGGGTCAAAGTAGTCCAGGCCAATATCTGCCGCCACCCGTCTACTAATAGCGTCGTACTCGTCCACGCTCACCAGGCGGTCCAGCTGTATTAAAAGCCTTAACCTGGGCCGCTCTGGCGTGTGCGAGTGCGTAGTATACATAGCCATTTTGCAGCTATATTCTAGTTCCAGCTGCACCCAAAGGTCCTGGGGCGCGTAGTCTATGTCCAGCGTTATTATAGACCTGGACCGCACGGCTACCTTTCTTCGCCTGGGTCCGTCGAGCACGCCACCGACAAAGCCGCCGACGTCCTTAACCTCGGCCTGCCTGTCCTTTGTCATAGCCTTGTACTCGGCCACCGTCTCCTCTGTTCTCTTACACTTTTTTAACCTGACCACCAGCGCGTCCCAGGTTATAGTTTCGTTTTTCCAGTTGGTCGCTTTACGGTTTGTAGCCGTGGCTATACAAATATCCATAAGAATAAAAAAAAACCTTACGCGCTTCGGCCTGCCCGCCTCCACGCATAAGGTTTAGAAAATAGGTTTGTAATATTTACCAGGGGCAGCCAGTAAAAAAACAGATACGTAAAAGTAGCTTTTATTTTTCATAAACATAGGGTACAGACCCCGGTTTTTCTAATTTAGTTCTGGGCCGCTGGTTTGCTCGTTGCTCCTCCCAGGTCGCCCACCTACAATTTGCTTTAAAATAACCCAGGTCGTTATTTATTCTATCGAGGGTCAAATGCTTTGCGGGTCGTACTCCCATATCATTTAGAAAATTTTTAAAGTTTAACCAGTTTGGGTCTACCGTTATACCACGCCCACCATAATATTTATACCTTTTGTTTTTTTGGTGCGTGCAGCGGCCTACCATGCCGTGCCAGGTGTTATACGTAGACGTACCCCAAAGGCCGTGTTTTTCTATTACCTCATCGTTTAGGCACTCGCAGCTGGTAGTATGGCCCCTCTTTAAATTGCTGCCAAAAACGACCGTAATTTTTCCGCATTTACATAAGCATTGCCATTTCGAGTGGCCGTTTTTAGAGTTCTCTACACGCTTAATAACTTTTAGGCGGCCAAACTCCAGCCCGGTTAAATCTTTAAAATTCATTAGTCTTTTTTGTAGTAGTTAGTTTTAAAACTCTCAGCTGCCAGGGGTAGGCCCTCGGCCCAGGGTACGGGCCTGGCCATTATTTCGTCCATTATGTTAAGATTGAAATTTTTGGGGGCCTCTACCACTATTTCGTCGTGCACGTGAAAAGTTACGAATAAGTCCGCAGCCTCACAAATTTTTATTTTCTCGGCCAGTATGTCGCGGGCTATGGCCTGGGTCATGTTCTCGACCAGTAGACCACCATAGGCCGCCGACCTTCCCCACTTTTTGGTCGTCTGGTTCATACCCTCATACGTTACCTGGGCATAGCCAAACTTACCCGCCTCCACCCGTGGGCGCATGTACGCTAACTCTCGACCACTGGGCAGCCTGCAAAATAGTATATCCTGCCGCACCTGGTACGCCACCCGGCCACAAACCACCACCCGCCCAGGGTCTGCCACTGCCGACCGTGCGGCGTTCTCGGCCCGCTGCCATAGGCCCACTATCCGTTTATTTGCCGACCGCCACCGCTCTACTATTCCCGGCAGTTCGTCCTCGACCAGGCCCATAGCCAGGGCACCCATTTTAAGCAGGGCACCGACGCCGCCCTGGTACCCTAAAGCCAGTTCTGCTATTTTACCCTTTGCCCTCATTTCCCTGGTTACCTCCTCCAGCGGCACAAAAAACATAGTAGCCGCTGAGGCCTCGTATATTTTACCGCCGCCCCTAAATACGCCCAGCCGCCACTCCTCCCCGGCCAGCCAGGCTATTACCCTGGCCTCTATGGCGGAAAAGTCCGAGACGAGCAGCACCTTACCCTCCGAGGGCACAAAGGCCGTGCGTATAAGTTGGGAAAGTACGCCAGGCACGCTGCCGTAGACTAACTCCAGCGTGTCCAGGTCGCCTGCCCGTACCAGTGCGCGGGCCAGGTCGAGGTCTGGCATAGAGTTCTTAATTAAATTTTGCATTTGGACCTGTCGGCCCGCCCAGCGGCCCGTACGGTTGGCACCGTAGTATTGAAACAGTCCACGCACGCGACCGTCTGCACTTGCACCGTTTAGCATGGCATAATATTTTTTAATACTGCTTTTACTAATCAGTTGCCGTATTTGCAGGACCCGCCGCACGTTCCACTCTCCAGCTGCCGCAATCATGGCGGGTATGTTTTCCTTTCTAAGGTCCTCCACCTGGTCCCCGGTCTGGCGTTCCAGCCACCCGCGCAGCTGGGCCACGCTATTAGGGTTTGCCAGGCCTGTTATTTTGACCGCCTCGGCTATCATGCGCTCCGTATAGGCGTCGTTAATTTTAATGGCCGCACGCACCAGCACCAGGTCCACCAGGACGCCACGCGAGTTAATGGCCTGGTCCAGGGCAAACATTGGCCGCTCAAAGCCGGGCACGTCGTAAAACGAAATTATTTTTTTTATTGCCGTCTCTACCTCTACGTCCTTGCGGCAGTACTCTATAAACTGGTCCCATTTGTCGGGCGCGTGGTGGGGTAAATTTCGCACCCGTCCACCATTAATAGCGGTGGGTTTACAAGGTACGGAAAAGTATTTAATAAGGGCACGGCCTCGTGTGTCCTTTTTTGTTCCCAGGCCCAGCACCTCGGCCACCTTGTCCAGGCCAAAGGGCAGGCCCAGCCGAGCGGCTCCGGCCATCGTGCAGCGCCACTGGGCCGGGTCCAGCACCAGGTTAAAATACCGCGATAAGCACACTATTTCAAACTGCGCATTGTAAGCCGTTTTAACCACCGTCGGGTCCACCAGGTCGGCCATTAGCTGGCGCAGGCCTAGCAGTGGCGTTTTGTCGTGCGTGTCTATTACCCGCACCGGGCCGTCGTCGTACCTTAACCCTATAAGCAGCACGTCGAAGTCCTCCGCCTCGACGTACTTATAGACGTTTGTTTTTACCAGGTCCGTACTAGAGTAGGTTTCTATGTCTATTGATAAAGTCATATAAAAGAAATTTGGTCGAAGTTTTTACTTTTTTTGTCGCCTTTCATTTTGCCGACTATTACGCCCTCCAGGGGCAAACCGTTTTTTGATTGTTGAAAGGTTACGCGGTCGCCTAGCCAAAGGGCAGGGTTTACAAACTGGTTGAAACTATCGCGGGTATTACACTGGTAAACATACGCGCCCACCTGTACCTTGTAGATAGTGGCCACCCGCACGGGTGCGTTAGGGTCCTCTTTTCTAACTATACCATGCCCAGCGCATTTAAAGCACATGCCATTCTCTACGTACCAGCTGCCGTACCCTTTGCCTTTGCACCTGGGGCAGCAATAAAATTCACCGTAACCTACCTGGCGGGCTGTCTTTGCTTTTTGCTCGGCCAGGATAATATCGCGTACCTCTGTCATAGTCTCCAAAGACCCGCTAACGCGCTCAGTTTCAGAGATATGTAACTCGTAGTACCCGTTTTCTAACTTTTCGATTTTCATAATGTTGTCGTTTGAAGTGTAAATATAGGTTACTCCAGCGTAACCACCAAATTTATTTTGCCGCCTCGTCGGCTTTCTTTTTAGAGGTGTATTTAACGCCGTTGAAAACGTAGCCCCAGATAACTGGATAAGGTGCACGGCCTCCTTTCTTTTGCGCGTAGGCTACAATTAAAATAACTCCGTTTTCGTAGGTCGTTTGGCTGGCTATGTTTTTTGGGAGGTTCATGTTGTTTGCTTTTGTCTTACAAATATAGGCTACGCGCACGTAACCACCAAATATAAGTTATCCACATTAAAAAGGGCCGCGTAGAAACGCAGCCCGTACTATGAATCCAAACATTAAAGTTAAATGTCCTCGTCCTCGTCCACCTGGACGTCGGCAAAGGCTACGCTGGCGGCCTCCTTACCTCCCAGGGCTGGGCCGTCCTTCACCTTTAAAATATTATTTAACCCGCACGCTACCCCACGGTTTCCGTTGGTATTGAACGGGTAAAAATTAATATCTACCAGGCCGTAGCAGCCGCTGTAAAGCTGGGCCTTGTCCAGCATTTCGTTTTTATCGCGGTCCAGGACGCCTGGCTGCTGGTTACTACTCGCATTTAAAAAGTAGTGCCCTTTGTATACCGGGTCGTCTGCCCTCTCGGCGTCCCCGTCTCTGAGCGGCAGCTTTAACGCTGGCGGTTTTTTACCGCCCCACTTCGGCACGCCAGCCTCTACGGCAGCGTCCACGGCGGCCTTAATTTTCTTTACTGTGGCTTTGTCGCTCTTAGGGATAAGCAGCGCGGCGCTGTACTTTTTTGGTCCGCCGTCCTGCATGCTTGTAGGCTCCCATACATGCAGATAAGATAAGCGTACTGTGCCAGTGATAACTTTTGTTAAGTTTTTTGTTTCCATGTTTTACTCGTTTTAGATTATTAAAAATTTTTAAATGCGTCCTTTGCTCTCTCAGCTGCACCAAAGGCGGCGCGTTTGTCGGCCTCTGGCACCAGCACGGGTTTACCCGCTGGTTTTGTTATAAAGTCCCCTAGTATGCGCTCAAAGTCTCCCTTGCCCAGTAGCTTACTCATTTCCGTTATGCCCTTTAGCTTTAAGGTGTGTATTTCCTCCAGGCTCAGGCCGTGCGCCAGTAGTACCTCGGTTATACGTACCTCGTCAGTGTAGACCCGGTTACTACGGCCCTCCACCAGCTTTAGGCCTGGCCAGGTTACCCCGTGGTTTACCGCCTGGTCGTAGGCGTAGTCTGCTACCGAGCCTATCCAGTCAGTAAACGCTTTCTGTCCCTGCACTATTTCGGCTATTTCGTCCGGCTCCAGGAGGGCTGGGTTTTTAAACGCCTCCCGGACAGTGGCCAGGTTATACTCGGCCAGGGCGCGGCACTTGTGTTTTATCTTGCAAAACTGGCAGTGCGTACCTGGTACAAAGTCTCCCTTTCCTTCCCAGGCCAGGGCGGCACGTGGCCGCAGTTCACTCTCTCCCCAGGCCTTTAACTCCTCCACGCTGAGTAAATAGCTGCTTATGTTTTCTAGCCTGGGCTGGTAAATGGTCAGCACCACGTCGGCCATGTTATAAATATGCTCCATTTCCAGCACTGCGCCCAGGGCATAGAGTTTTAACTGTGGGTTGTCGTCAGCGAAAACGGGCACGCCTTTACCGTATTTCAGGTCTATTACGTGCAGCACGCCGCTGGCCACTATCCTAATATCCACCGTACCAAAGCCACCAGGGACAAACTCCGAAAGGTCCACCCGGTCCTCGGTAAAAATCATGGCGTCCAGGCCCAGGGTATTAAACTGCTCTATAACATAGTCGGCAAAGTTCTGGCAGTAGTCTGCCATTTCCAGCGTGTAAAGGTCGTCGTGCTGAATAGCTAAAAGGTGGTTTTTATAAATAGGTGTAGTAATATGCCCCAGCTGCTTTTTTATCAGTAGTTCTGCCAGGCGGTGGGCCAGGGTGCCCTCGTCAGCATACGACGAGGTACTATAAGGCTCCAGCGCCTCCAGCTGAGCGGAAGGTGTGCACTTTAACCACCTGTGGGCACTTGACGGGGAAAGTATGGCGTGGCTCATAAGCTATTTATAAATTCGTGAAAGGCTCCAAAATCCTCCTCGCGTAAATCCTGGAGGCTGGCGTAGGCTCTGGCAGATAGCCAGCGTTTAATAGTGTCCCTGTGGCCTGCTTTGCTTTTAGGTACTGCTATGGCTCTCAGCTTTTCCATAGTAAGGGCCTGGCCGTTTTGGCTCGGCTCCAGTGCGCCCACAGCCTCCAGCTGCGCCTCTATTACTTCCACTGGCTCCACCTTAGCGGGTTTTGTGGTGGGTTTTGTGGGTTTTGCGGGTTCTGGTTTAATACTAGCACCCAGGGCCTGTAAAGCTGCCAGTAGGGCTGGGCTGGCGTCAAGTGTAACAGTTACATTTACTTGCATAAACATTTAATTATTAAGTTTAAAAAATGCGCTGAAAAGGTAAAGGTGGGTTTCGTCCATCGTTTAGCGTTTTAGCGTTTGAGAAAACAAAAATAGAAACTTTTGCGTAACTTCCAAAATTAATTTATACATTTGTCAAAATACTTTAAAAATGATAATAACCACCCAGCAATACGCAGCCATGCGCGGTATTTCCGACGCAGCGGTGCGTAAAGCTATTATAAAGGGCCACAAGTTACCCGGCGTAACTGCCCGTAAAAAGTTTGGCCGTGCCCACGTGCTGCACGTAGACGAGAAAAAAGTAAAGGAATTTTTAACCGCTAAAAATGGGTAGAACGTCTATGCAAATATATTTAGGCCTGCTCCACGTATCGGTCCAGCTGCAACAAGTAAAAAGCCAGTCCGTGCAGATTAAGGCCTGGCAGGAGGCCTGCGAAACGGGCCTGGTAAAACAGGTGGTAAAGGAAATTAAGGACCAGGTAAAAAATGGCCACCGCGAAAAACTCGAAACTCAGTTAGGTAAACAATTATTAAATCAAATATGTTCTCTCTAGTCGTTACCCTGGCCGCCGTCGCCGCCACCCCTTACGTATTTTTATTACTGGCTACACGCCGCCCTTTGTCAATAGTGCGCCTACTGCGCCCTCTAAAATCCAGGCCAGGACAAAGGCCAGTAGCAAGCTGTCCACGTTGCCGCGCTTAATAACGTACTCAAGTAATAAAAAGAATAAGACCACTAATAAAAGTCTAATTATTGTCTGTCTCATAGTCTTAATTTTTTAATGCTGTGTAGATAATTGTAGCCGCCGCCACCACCAGGCCCAGGCCCAGGCCCACGGTAAGGTAGCTAAAATCTAGCGCCTTATCTGGCTTGGTGCTGGCCCTGTACTCCAGCCATAGAAAATAATGCTTAACCAGGCACCAGGTAGCGCCCAGTAAAAACGCTATTATAAGCAGCCAGACCCATGTTTTCATTTTTACAGGCTTTAAAGTAAATTAAGGTAACCACCAGCACCGCTGCGGCCACCAGTAGCTTTGGCCACGGCTTAGGCCTTAGTCGTTTCACTACTGCCATCTGAGTAGGTTTTAATGGTCGTGGTTTCGGTGCTCACCTGGACGTCTACCAGCTGCCGGGTGCTAACTGGTGCAGCCGCCACGTGCACCTCCACCAGGTCCTCGGCAGCGGCTCCCTGGTTATCGGTAACGACCAGCTTAAAGACGCTGGTACCAGCCGCCAGGCCGCGCACCTCTGAGGCCAGGCCGTGCGGCGAACGTAGCCAGCCCGACCCGCTGACTTTTTCCCAGCGTGCCGTTTTTACCATGCCGTCGGCGTCAGTGGCCGACCCGGCCAGCTGCACCACGTTCAGCGGTAAAGTTATTTCCACGTCCGCCCCGGCGTCCACCACTGGCGGCTCGTTAGGTCCAGGCTGCTCCCCGGTCAGGGTAAAGCTGCCCAGCGTGTAGCTGTCCGCCTGGCCCTCGTTATACAGGGGCATAGGGGCACGGTAGCCTGCCGGGTCCACTACCCGTACGGCCAGCGTGTAGTCTCCAGCTGGCAGCGTTAGCGGCAGGCTGTCCACGGCTGCCACGGTGCCGGGTAGCATTAAAAACGGGGTAAACTCACTAACCAAAGTCTCCACCACCTGGCCGCCACTGTCTTTAACCAGCACCTCGACGTCCCACTGCTCCAGGGGTACGCCTATGCCGCCGTTTTCCCAGTTAAGGGTCAGCGATAAGGCGCTGGCCGTATTGGTGAAGGTGCCGCCACTTACGCGCAGCTTATAGCCGCAGGCTGCAAAGGCGGCCCGTATGCGTGCCCTGGTGTTAGGGTCCGACGGGTAGGGACCATAGTTACCATTACCCACGCTGGTAGTATGGTAGGTCTGTACCTGGCGCATTAGGTCGGTCATATCCAGCCCGCCTGGTAAAGGCTCTCCAGTTATAGGGGCCGTTTTCCATTTAGCCAGTATGTACTCCTTAAACGGTGCAGACCCGGCGTACGTTTGCTCGTTATTCTCCAGTAGACGGCCCAGGTACTCTGACGGGTCGCCGTACTGGTCCTTTCTGAATCCTGTGTCCCCCCAGTCGTTTTTACTTTTAAGGGCATAGTGGGCCAGTTCCGGGTAAGGTGGAAACGAGTTTATACCCGTAAAACCACCGTCATAAATTGCCACCATGTGCACCAGGGGCCAGCGGTCAAATATCTGGGTGTGTGCGTCCACTATTGCCTTTAGGGCCGAAACTGTGGGCTGGCGTCCGTTGGGGAAATCTACCCAGGGCACCGTGCCGCTGTGCCACTCTCCCCAGTCGCCAAAACCTCTAATGTCTATAACAAAAATGGCGTCTGCGTACTTTACGCCGTTATACTCGCTGGTTAGTAAGTGCTCCTTAATGGCTGTATGTAGGTCGCGCAGTGCCTTTATGTAGTGCTGGCTGTTATAGTTGGCTATCCAGACCCCGTTATAAACCCAGTCTGGGTTACTCTCGGCCTGCATTTTATTGTGCAGCCACTCCGGGTAGGCACTACTGGCCCCGTCGTACTGCGCGTCTCCGCCGTCGCTGTTGTAGGGCATAATACCAAAGCTGAGTTTTTGGCCGTGGTCTATGGCGTCGCGCACCAGGTTGTCCAGGTAGTCAAAATCGTACTGGCCCTCGGTGGCCGAGCCTATCCTGGCCCACTGGAAACGGTAGTAAACTTCCAGGCTGTTCTCTTGGTTTACGTCCTGGTCGTCGGTCGGGTAAGGTATGCGTGCAGTAGAGTTGTGCCACTGCTCTGGGCCTGCCCCAGGCCTTATTTTGTCGGTGTCAAAGTCTTGCGTTTGTAGTGTTATATTTGGCATGGTGCTGGTTTTTATTGTTCTAAAAGTACGTGCTTACCTATGTCTCGGTCGCGGGTATAATTTAGCGGAAATGCCGCGTCTATTTCGTCAAACCAAAACTGCAAGTTTGTTTTTGCCCTTATTGCCGTAATAGCTGCCGGGTCCATTTGCTTTGACATACCCACGGTCATTAACTGCAAAAACTCGTAAACCTTCACTATCCACTCGGCTGGCAGACCGTTTACAGTTATGTTGGCGTTCCACCCTCCGCTAATGGCCTGCGCCTCTATTTGGTTTTTCATAATCCTGAGACGGCTCCAGGTGGCGCTATCTCTGCGGTTTAAATCCACGCTGGCCGTCAGGTATGCCCAGTCTCTGGCCTTTAAAGTTAGGCCGTTTATTATTGCCGTGTCCAGATTAAACGGAGGGCTACCAGCCTGTGGTGCTGGTACGCCTACGGTGTCCACTGGCTCGGTGCGCACCGTGCCCTTTTTCATCCAGTTTCGTTTGTTGGGCACGGTGTCCCTGCTCTCTATTTTTTCTTTTACTGCGGCTTTTACCCGTTTGCCTTTTTGTGCGCTGGTAGTTATGGCCAAAGCCATAAACAAGAATAAAAAAATATATTTCATACATTTTTAAGGTTGTACCCCTATACCGAGGTCGTCAAAAAATTGTTCTGTTATCTGATTATCCAGCGCTACCTGTGCGGCAGTAAGGCCCAGGCCAATACTCCACATGGCGCACTTTCTGACGCTAAAGGCGTCCGCTGTGCCACCGTTGTTTCGTGCCCCTATGTAGTAGGCGTGTGTCGGCCTCGTGCCCAGTGCGCCCGTCTGGGTAGCACCTAGCTGCGCACCGTTCCAGAATAAACGCAAATCCGCTGCCGCTGTCCTGCTTCCTATCATGTAGCCCCGTAGGTCAGCTGGTGCGGTTGTGCTCACTGCGCCCGTGGTGCTGTTCCACATTCTGGCCAGTGCTGACCCTGCGCTATAAAGGCTAATAATACCCCACTGTGCGCTCGTTATAGACCCCATATCAATATTACCCAAACTTTGGTTTTCGGTGCAATAAAAACCAATATGCTGGCTATTTATTCCTGACATGGTGCCGGGATTATAGGTGGTGGTTATGTACTGGTTTGTGCCGTTAAAGTCCACGCCATCCGTGCTGAATGTTGGCGAGTTAAAAGCTGCCAAAGTTGTGGACGCCTTAAACGTAACCAGCGCAGCCGCTGGCGTGGTAGTGCCCCAGATAGGTAGGCCCCGGTCTATAATGAAAAGCCAAATATTTGCGTCCTTTAGGGCTATAATGTATTTATTTACGGCCACCTTTTCGGCCTCGGTCATAGCGTAGCCTGCCGCTGCCACCCTGTCAATATAGGCCTGTGCGTCTTGGTCTATCTGGTTGCCTATCCATAGGCCCCAGTACTGGTTTGTATTAATGGCCGTTTCTCGCTGCCACGAGTAGTTTATGCCGCCAAAAATTGTAATTTCTGCAATATAGCCGACAAGCGGAAAATTTGCAGCCACGCCATTACCGCCTATCCAAAGGTTATGCGTAGCGTTTACGTTTGCCGCTGCTTCCAATGTTATAGCTGGCGTTGTCTGCACTACGTTTACACTATCTACTACCCCGTCCCACTTTGTCCAGCCTACGGCCACTATGGCCGAGGACGAGGACGCAAAATTTTGTATTAAGTGGTAGGCGTTTGGTGTTAGCGAATTGAGTAAAGTATGTCCAGAAACAAGCCGCCCACTTACTGCTTTTGACGCTTGAAAAACGTGCGCGTTATTCATAGAGGACGCTGCACGGTCATCATAAGAAACATTAAAACCAGCCTTTGTACTTGCAACTCCGTTGCTGCCCAAAAACGAATAAAAGTTATTAGGGTCTGCCGTTGTGCCAGCCTGCGCCACCACGTTTATAGTACCACCCACTACGTGTATAAAGTTAAAGGTGGTGGTACTGGCGGCAAACTCTAAGTAGTCCGTGCCGTCAAAGTAAAGCGTAGGGTGGCCGTTTTTCTGGTTTAGGGTAACCTGTGGCTGGTTTGCTAGCGTGGTCTGGTTTGGGTTTACTATGCCGCCAGACTGGTTATACCATACCTCCACAAACCCGCTGCCGCCACCTACAAAGGTGTTAAAGGCGTCCACGTCAAAGTCTGTGCCCACAAAACCAATATCCTGCGTGGTGTTATCGCTAGACCTTCGCACCTTCACGCACGGCCCCGTATAGCTGCTTTTAATTAGCCGCATGGATAAGGCCACCTTGCAGCTGTCTAAGTCTCCAGGGCGCTGGCCTGGCTCTCCCACGTAGGCCACGTCCTGCGCACTGGCGAAGAAAAAAACGAGTAGTAGTATTATTAAAAAAAATAATTTCATCGTGTGCCGTTTAAGTAAATAACTAGTCCCTTTGCGCCTGTGCCTGCCACGGTAATATCTATGGTTATTTCCTCGTACTTGGTCAGCGTGGAGGTGGAAATAACGGGAGGCGTAACTGCGGTGGTGCTTATTTTCTCGGTGGCGTCCAGTGTTATTAACGTGCTCAGTATGGTAGTGCCATTTCGTTTAATATCTATGGTGGGCAGGCCACTACTGGAGGCCGTGGAAAGGCTGGCGAAAACTTCCGTTATTGCCATATCGTAGGGTATGCGAAAAGTACGTTTTGCCGTGCCCGTACTTATACTGGTTAGTTCGTCGCCCACTGGTATAATTAACGAGGCTGGCACGTCAGCCGAGCCAGCGGGTGCTACCGATATATTACCCACGCCATCGGCTACCACCACGCCACCGCTACCACCGCTAAGGACGTCCACCCGTACGGGTCCGGCAAAAATATGCTGTCCTGCTTGGTAGGTTACATACGAGGTATCAGCGTCCACGTAGCCCACTATGTCCACGGTGTACTGTGGGTCTGGTGTTGTGCCGTAGGTGGCGTACATATTTACCTCGGTATGGTCGTCTGTGCTCTGTGTGAAAAACTGGCCCCAGCCGTCTGCCGTTGTATTGGCTGCACCTATGGCGGTGTACTGTTCGCCTGCCGTGGTGTGCGCTACAATTAACGGCACAGCGTCCTCGTTGGTAACCTCAAATAAATCCTCTGGTAGCCTGTACCCTATACCAAAACGACCGTTATACCACTGGGTGCTACCGAGGTCTAAGTTTATAAAACGGTTGGCGCTCGTAGGTAGCGCACCGTCAGCGGTGTAAATATTTACAGGTGTGCCTCCCCCGTCCACGTCCCAATAGCTTACGCCTGCCGTACTGGATTTTAGCACGTAACCGTCTGCCGCTGGTAAGGCGTTGGGTAGTTGCAGCGTCCACGTTCCTGCGGCTGGCTGTCCTCTCAGGCTTACCGTGCCACTGGTTGCCCCTGCTAGGTTTAATAAACCTACTGCCGTGCCAGACTGTCCGAGTGTTAAACCACTAGAGTTAAATATGCCTCGTCGTATGGTATTAGTCATAAATTCAATTAGTCCAGAGGCGTGGGACGAATTTACTCTTATGCCTGCCGACCCGTTATTAGTTATATTCATTTCGGCTGCACCGCCAGCCGTAGTACTAATAGTTAAACCGCCAGACGAGTGGCGTAAAATTTCTCCTGTTGCCGACCCACTATTTTTAAACTCAATAAATTTTGTACTGCCAAAGCCTCCCGTGTTTAGTTCCATAGCCACGCCAGACGTAGCCCCGATTGTAAACGTATGCTTTGCCGTCCAGCTTTTTGTCCCGGCTAGGGCGGTCTGGTTTCGGCTGTTGTCTACTCTGGTTTTTAAACTGTCCCATAAATCTATCTGGCTGGGCAGGCTTCCCGTAATACCACCCCAAACCGCTGCGCCACCTCCTCCACCACTGACCACCCAGGCCGCACCATCCCAGACGTATAGGCCAGCGTCCACTCCGCTGCTATCGTAGTATAACGCACCAGCCCGTACAATCTGCCCCGACTGAAACGCAGCTGGCCCCGGTCCGGCAGGCAAATTAAAGGCTCTAAACATACCAGCCAGCCACTCGTTACGCTGGGCTATGTAGGTGTAGGTCTGGGCACTCGTGGCCAGGCTGGCCAGTAATAGCCCTATCAATAGTATTTTTTTCATATACTTATTAATGGTAATAAGCCGATATTATTAACTATGTTGGCTGACCCACCACTGGGTCCAGTCTTAAACTGCGCTGGCAGGACGCTGGACCCGTTAAGGGCATAACCAGTATTTCCTCCCGTGCTGTGGTTTGTGCTCAGGTACGGCGTGCCGCCGTTGTCGGTGGCGTTTGCCATCCAGTGGTCATGGCTCATAGTTTCCTGGTGCTCGTAGCGCCCAGCTGCCACCGACCCGTCCAGGGCAGATAAGGCTTTTATAACCCTGGTGCGTAGGTCTGGCGGTCTAAAGTTCCCGCCCTCTCGCATCCATTTACCCTTATTTGCAAAAACGGTCTGCCCGTCGGCTGCCACGCTCGACGTGGACCAGGCCACCGACCCCACCACGCTGGACGCTGGCAGGCTGTCAAGTATCTGCACCACCCTGGGGTAACTAGCTTCTGATAGCAGCGCACCGTCGGCTGGTAGCGTGTTGGCCTGGTCCTTATAACTCCAGACCAGTTTTGCAAGGTCGCCGTGCGCCGTGCGGCTCTGCATAACGTAGGCCACCCCGGTTTTAAATAATATCTCTATGTCCTCGTAGTTTCCCAGGACAATAGCGTTTACGTCGGTGCCGTAAAACCTTATCGTATTGCCAGCCGAGAACTGTATAACTACATTACGCTGCGCCCCGTAGTGGCTTTGCAGTTTAAAACGACTATCTGCCACCAGGGCCAGGTCCTGTATAAATAACGTGCCTATGGTCGCGGCGTAGTTGGCTATAAGTGTCTTACCTCCCATAGTAACCGGGTTATAGTCCTGGTTTACGGTCAGTATAAAAATGTCGTCCACTACCTCAGCGGGCGGCGGTGCGCTGCCGCTGTCCTCCCCTGGTAGGTCCATGCGGGTAATTAAAAACGCTATGTAAACCGCGCCGCTGTTCATGGTTTTTAACGGGTCGGCAAAGTCAAACCCGCCGCCCACGTCCGAACGGTCCACTATTTCGGTGGTTAGCAGTGTGCCCGTGCCCCGCTCCTCTATCCAGTACTCCCCGCCCTCCAGGCGCTGGTCGCGCAGCCCGTGGTCCCCGTCCTCTGGGTCGCCCCAAATGTCCCCGTCGCTCATGCCCCGGTCCACCACGTACTCAAACCTGGTTAAAGGGTACAAGGCCCCAGTGCGTGCGTTTCCGGCTAGTTCCAGTAGTAGCGTGTCCTTTGCCACGCCGTCCGAGGACCGCCAAAACCTTACCACCATCCAAACCTCTGGCAGCTGCGTAACTTGCAGCGCCCGGTTTGAGTGCGGCGCAGTATAAAAAATCTGGGTCTGGTTTGTGTCGTCCTGTGCGCCCAGCCCCTGGCCGTCCACGTGGCCAATAACTGGGGTACCCTGGGCGGTGGAGCGGACCCACTCCACGACTATAAACTGGCTCTCTCCAGTAAAGTTGGACGAAATATTTAAGAATCCTAAACCCATGATAATCAGTTTATTGCAAATAATTAATTTCCTGGTAAGTGGTCGGCCCGCCCTCCAGGCCAAAACCTTTGTTATCTATCAAAAGGGCTGCGGCGGCTATGCCCTCTATAATATTTTCGTCCTCGTTAATAATGCTGTCCCTGTTGAGTTTCTCGCGCAGTTCTATGGCCCAGCCAGCCATTGGGTAGCCCTCCAGGCCTGCGGCCTCAAAGTTGGCACCCTCGTTTTTGGTGTATAGCCTACCGTCTATGGAAAGGTCTGAGCAGCCAAATATCCTGGCCACCCGGTCAATAAAATAAGGCGGCACGCCGTACGCGCCGCCTACCACAAACTCCCAAACTCTAAAAGGCACCGAATTTATAAGGGTCTGGTTTAGCAGCTGGTCCTCGTATACGTTGTCCTTAGCTGCCGGGTTTTTGTAGCGTAGTATAGCTGGCACGCGCATAGTCGGGGCAAAGGGCGCAAAGAATTTTATACCCTCCTTACTCTCATAGTGCGTATACTCCAGGTAAAGCGTTGGGTTTTCGTCCTCCAGGTAAACGCTATTACGGTCCAGTGGCGGCTCCAGTATCTCAAAAGGTTCTGAGTAGGTCAGGCTGCCGCCAGTGTCGCGGGTAAAAAAGTACTTACCTGGGCTAAACGGGTTTAGGTTTACCTGTATCTGGCGAATATAATAAGTGGGCCGCAGTTCGTCCTGCTGCAAGGTAACAAAGGCCTGCGTATGTACCAGGTAGCCGCCCTGGTCGTACATACGCAGCGTGATAGGGCCAAAGTTACTGGTGTATTGCAGCCGCACGCTGTCGCTGGGTAGCCAGGGCTGGTAAAAGCAAACCTTTTGCTCCCAGGGCTGAATAGTACGACGAAAAGCCCAGTCGTCCATAAACCTGGAAAGGTAGCTATCCAGCTGCACGTTATCCAGTTTATGAAATTTTACTGGGTTTAAAAACGGGTCGTATAAGACGTTAGGCATGTTATTTAGATTAGCAAAAGTAAATTATTATCTGGGCACGCTAAAAGTTTAAACGTCTGCTCCTCCAGGTCGTTTAGTGCTATGCCGCCCCGGTAAAAAAATCCGGTATAGCCGTGGTTTTTCCATGTAAAGCTAAAAACCGGGTTTGGGTTTGCCTCTAGCGTGGCGGTCATATCCACTGGCGTAGTGGTGTCAAACTCGAAGTAAAACGGCAGAAACATTGGCGGCCCCAGGTCGGCCACTGGCACGTCGGCCTTTTCCACAATGCCGCCAGCTATTAACTCTTTGTTTCTATTAGCGGACCCGAATTTTAAAACGCCTGGCGCGTAGTTGTAGCAAATGCCAGCCAGCCAGGGCGCATGCGCCAGGAGCATACGTTTTGGCGTCAGCGGCACGTTAAAAACGCTGGCCTTTACCTCGTCTGGTGCGTCGTCGGGTGCCGTCAGCTGGTCAATAGCTATACTGCGGTCCAGGATATAGTACTGGCCCTCCAGTATTTCAATGGTTACGGGCACGCTGGCCTCGTCCACCACTGGCTCGTTAAAGGTTATAAGCTGGCCGAAAATCCAGCCCTGGGCGGTGCGTATGCTGTACTGGCCGTCGTTGGAGGCGCTGCCAGTTACCTGTATAACCTGGCCTGGGCGCAGCTGCGGCACGGTGGCCTCTATGGCCATAAGTGGGTAGCCTGGTGCCAGGGGCGCACCGTCGGCCTGGAAAACGGCACCTGTGTTAAAGCTATCACTGGCAGCGTCTGGCAGGACCGCCAGTACAAAAGTGTCGTTATCCGTGCTTTTGTCCGTGGTAGTTTTGCCCAGGTAGTTGGCCCTGGTGTGCTCTATCTCATACGGGCTGGCCTTGTAGCTGTGCATTATGTCGTACTCTTTCTCTGGTATGGCTTTTAGCGGCGTGTTAAAAATCATATTGCCGTTAAAGTCGTACTTTCCGTTAAGGTCGTCCACCTCCTGGTCTGCATGGCCTACCTTAACGCGGGTGGCCAGGAGGTCCAGGGCGGCAGTAACTTTAAGGCCCCTAATTTCTCCGAGCGGCACGGCAGGCGTTGGCGTAAAGGCCCTGACCCTGCCCTCTACCCTTATAATACCCGCCTCTATGGTCATTTCGGCCATTATAAGAGAGTCCACAAATTTAAAGTAGTCGCGCCAGTTGGTTTTTATTGCAGCGTTGGCTAGACCCCGCACGCCGTCGCCAGAGGTAAGTATTATGTTTAAGGTTTGCAAAGTATCTGACTGGAAATTTTCGGCGCTGCCTGTCATGCGCTCCACTATTTTACGCCCCAGGTCGTAGACCGTAAAGCCCGATATGGTGCTATCCAGTGGTTTAGAAAAGGCCACCATTTTTAAATTACCGTCGCCAGTAAATGCGCTCTGGGTATGCAAAAAAAGGCGGTCGCCTGCCAGTACGTCTATGGTCTGGTCTATTTCCAGGGTATAGTTTTCCGGGTAAGGGTCCGCCGGGGTCAGTTCTATGCCCAGGCGCAGCGTGTTAGATACAGTATTAAACACATACAGGGCCACAAACAAAGGACCAGCCGAGCCAGCGTTATTAAAACCTGGTAGCAGCCCGGTAATTTTTACGCCTGGTATATCCTGGGTGGCCCTGGCAAAATAGGTCTCGTCCGTGCTATCGGGCAGTAGGTTTGTGGTTTGCGTTACGTTGAAAACGGCCAGCCCTGGTATGGTGTTCTCAGTGGTAGACTGAAACATACCTGGGTAGCCCTGGCCGGGTCCGCCATACGCCGCCACTATCCACTCGTAGACGCCGTGCAGTAGCAGGCCGTCCATGCGCACGTTTTTGGCGTCGGTGTCAAAGGGAAACTCATAATTTGTACCCTCGTTTGCTTTGAGTAGGCGCTGGGTGCCGCCCTCCATTATGCCAATGTTGAAACGGTAGCCGCCCTGGTCGTCTGCACTGGTGGAAAAATCCAGCTGACCCTTGTATAGTTGTTTATAAAACTCCTTAAATGTAACTGGGGTAAATTCGTAGGTCAGCCTTTTTATTAGTAGGTATAGTTCCCGGTCGTTATTGAATTTATACCAGTCATTAGCTAGTATTTTCCGCCCGTCCATTAAAAAACCCAGGGGCAGGGAAAAGTTACGAATGTTTCCGTAGTAAACCGGGGACCGCTCCCAGCCTATGCTTATTTCCTGGTTACCGTCAGGAGCCTGGGCCAGCGGCGTAGGCGTGCTGGTGGAGGTTACCACCCCGTTTATTACCGTGCGGCTCCTGCCGTCCTTTTCTGTCAGGAAATATAAAAACTTTTTCAAATGCTCCTATTTAAATACGTTCTATAACTTGACCCTATTTTATGCGCTGCCGTCCAGGCCCTTTCTGCTCTTATTATTGGCTGAGGTATACGTTTAATGGCTCCCACTACCTGGTTAAAGCCTCGTTTTAACTCGTCGGTGGTGTCCACCGCCTTTACGTTAAAGGTAGGCATGGTGCTATAATCCGGGAAAACTTTTGCGCCCCGTGGTAGGTCTACCAGGGTGCTGGTGGCTGGCGTGCGGTATACCGTGCCGTCGGGCAGCACTATGCCCTCTGAGCGTCCGGCGTCTCCCACTATGGCCGCGCCGCCTGGGTGGTTGGCTGTACCTTCCGCATACTTTGGTATAGGCTGGGCCAGGGTGCGGGCTATTTGTATGGCTCCCAGGGCACCGACCGCCACGGCCAGGGCAATATTGGCAGGGGACCAGGGTTTTGCACCCAGGGCACCTATAACGGCTATGGCCGTACCCTGCGTTATTTCGGCCACGGCCCTGGCTTTCTCGTACCTGGCCTTTTTCTGGTCCAGTTCCCGCTGGCGCATTTCCAGCTGTTCCCGTTTGGCCTGGGCGCGTGCCTCTATAACGGCTATGGCGTTGGCTTTGTCCTGGGCGTTTGTTATGGTCTGGTTTGCTACCTCTATGTCCTTTTGCTTTTGGACCTCCAGCGCGTCTATTTGTTCCTGTACCAGGTTCTTTTCCTTTTCTATCCGGCTCTCGAAAATGTCAAATAAAAACGCCTGGGCCTCCTCGGCTATTTGTTTTTCTACCTCGTGGCGCTTTTTAATTAATTCCTCCCGTTTTTTATCCGCCTCTTTTTGCTTTTCTACGTCGGTTTTTATCCTGGTTTCGTTCTTTTTTATCTGCCCGTCCAGCACCTCGTCAGATATGGCCCGCATATTGGCGTCGTCCTTTTCCTTTTCCTTTTGCGCGTCGTCTATGGCTTTTTGCCGCGCATCCATAGCTTTTATCTCTATGTCGTTTATTATCTTGTTTGCTTCCAGGCGTAACTTTATGCGGTCAGCCTCGGCCTTTTCCTCTATGGCCAGTATTTCCTTAGTGGTAGCGCCTTTTTTCCCTTTCTCGTAATAGGCCTCTATGTTGATAAGGTCGAAACGCTCCTGGATATACTTTGTAAAGGCGGCTATACGCTCGCCGTAGCTTGCCTGGTCGTTATCCAGGACCGCCTTTTGCGCAGCCGCCTGGGCCTCGGTGGTGGCTTTTAGCGCATCAAAAACGGCCTTTCTGTTTGCCTCCTCCAGGTCGCGGCCTTTTGGCTCTTTCTTTTCCCTTACTGTTTTTTCCTTTGTGGCTTTGTTAAGGCTGAGAGTAGCAGAAACGGCAGCGGTATAATTTTTTTGTAGCAGTTCCAGTTCTGAGTTGGATTGCTCTAACTCCTCGTTTAAACCGTGCATATCAATTTTAGCCTGGTCGTTAGCCAGTCCATACTTATTAAGTGCCGATATAGTGGCCTGGTCGCCTTTGCGCTGGGCCTCTGTCATTTGGTTTCTAAAGGCAATAGCGTTATTTAAGTCCTTTATTTCCCGGTCCTGGATTTTTTGTTTTATTTCGGCGTTTTTAATACTTGCCGCCGCTATTTTGTCGGCGTAGGCCTCGGCTACCGCTTTCTGTAAAATAGAGTTTTTTAACTCGTCTATGGCCAGCTGGGCGGCCTGGCTGTTAATGGTCTCCAGGCTAATATTTTTTAGATAGTCGGGGTACATATTTTGCAGCGCCGTTACTGCCTTATTTCTGTTTACCCGGCTCTCCGTTTCGTCCCTGGCCACGGCTATTAAACCGTCCAGGGTAACTATCTCAGCCTTTGAGTTGGCGGTGGCCTCCTTTTGTACTTCGCTAACTATTTTCATATCTCTGGCCAGCTTATTAAAAGGCGTCGAGGCATTGGCTACCGCTGAAACTAGCGTACCTATGGCGGTGGCTATGCCGCCCACTATTCCACCTATGCCCAGACCGGGTATTAGGTTGGCAGCTGTACGCATACCGCCCCAGATACTTTTAAAGGCTCCAGCTATTGCACTGCCGTAGTTACCGACGTTTCGCTGGTTCTGACCCACTGAGGCGTCCACGGCCTTTAATTGGTCGCTTAATGCTTTGGCGTCGCTAACGGCCTGTATGGTCTTAGGGTGGTTTGCACCCAGCTGGATAGTGTAGTTTTTAGCTGCCAGGGCGGCCTTATTGTACTGTGCGGAAAGTTGTTTATAGGCGTCGCCAGCCTTGCCGCTTAGTGCTATGTCCTCCTTAATTACCCGGTTTAGTTCCTGGATTTTAACCTTTGATTGCTCAATTTTTACCTGGCTCTCCGTTAGCCGTTTATTTAACTCGGTGTAGGTAATGGCTCCCTTTTTATAGAGTTCTATGTTTTCCTTTTGCGCTTTGGTCTGGCGGGTAATGGCTCCCTGTAACTCGCGGCGTGTTTTTATATTCTCCTCCAGGGTTTTACTTTCCTGCACTATGGCCTGCGAGTGTGCGACGGTGGCCTGGGTGGCGGCTGTCGTGGTGGCTTGTAATTTCTTTAGCGCCGCCTCTAACTCCGCCACCTTAGTATTTAAATCCGATATGGTTTTAGTGTCTACATTAAAGGAAATATTTTGCGACCGTGCCGCCTTTATTTGCTCCACGCTATCGCGCACCAGGGCCTCTACTTTGGCCTGTTCGGCAGCTATGGCCGCCACGTCGTAAATACTGTCTATCCTATTTGCGCTGGGCATAGTTTTTAGATTTTTGCTGCGCGTTCACTACCTCGCAGTACTTTTCGTAATTGTTTAGTAAGTGGCACCACTCGGCCACCGTCGTTACGTCCAGGTCCACCCGGTAACCCTGGTGCTCTCCCAGGGTAATGGCCCAAACATAAAAGGCCTTTCTGTCCCAGCTTTTGCCGCTGTGTTTTTCCTGGTACTCCTTTAACTCCTGTTCTTTACGCTGCCAGGTGGTTATCATTTTTTTATTTGCGGAAAGTATGGCCCGCACGTCGCGAGTAAAAAGGGCCTCGTTATCCATCGGCAGCGCCTGGCGGAAATTATACCAGCGCAGGACCTCCTTAAGTTCCTGGTACGAGGGTAGCAGGACGTTTTTAAAACATATTAGCAGGGTGGTGCAGCACTGTTCTACTATCTGGTACTTTGCTTTTAAAAAAACTATTTCCTTTACCAGGCTTAAAATATACTGGCTGCCCTTATTCTCGCGTAGGCTTATGTACTCGCTGTAAAGGTCGTTCCAGCACTCCGGCAGCGGCTCCTCCTCCAGGAGCCAGGCCATAAACTGCACCATTTTAGTATTATAGCAGGTCATTTTTTACCGTTTGTATAAAAACAGGCTCCAGGGTTAAAAGGTAGGCCTGTGTAGCAGCTGTGCCCAGGCCAAATATATTACCGCCGTACCTTCTCTTTAACATAGTGCTCTTTGGGTCGCTGCTATCTATTATAAAAATATCCTGGCGCACGTCTACCTTAATACCAGCGTAAAAGGCCCCAGTGTCAAAAAGTTTAATAGGCCCAGGTGGTTTACCATACTGCGTAACTGATATAGGCGCATAGTTTGGCATTATGCTGTCGTCTGAGCGCACGCCTTTAAACATTTGGCCCCGTTGTAAGGCGGCTATGTCGTCGTCGGTGTCGGCCACGGCCTGGGCCATAGCCTTTGGAAGGTCCAAACGCTCCAATTTATCTAGCATATCCTGGCACGTAGTCATAATAAGCAAAAAGGGGCCGCCCTACTGAGGCCGCCCCGCAAAACCCTGACGAAAAAATTTAGCTGCCCAGGTCTACGGTAGCCTTTACGCTCTCATAGCCCACCAGGTTTATAGGCGGACCCGCCAGCACGGCAGGCGCGGCTAACTCTATGGTGTCGCCGTCGGCCCACGGTGTGCCAGCTGCCAGCGCCCAGCTTTTGGTCGTGTCGTTGGCCGTTACCGTACTAATGGTCTTAACTGCCCCGGCAGCGGTATAGGCTTTCCAGGCCGTTAAGCCGCTTAACTCGGTTTTATAGAGGTCGTACATATCTGTACTGCCGCAGTCGGTGGCAGCCGTTACGTTGGCAGTGCTGCCTGCCACGGCCAGTACGGTTAGTTTAATATCCTCCAGGCCCGCCAGCTGGTGTAAAATGTAGGCGTCAGTGCCTACACGCTTAAAGGCTATGGCCTCGTTAATATAAACCGGGTCAAACGAAAACTCCGTGGTGTAATTGGTTACATTGGTGCCGTCTGAGGGCCTCCAGGGGCGCGTATAAATATCGCTCATTGGCACGCCAGCCAGGCCCCAGGCCCCGTTTTCGTCTCGTTTACTGGTCCCCAGTAGCGTGTTGGCACTCTCTATAAAAATGACGTTAAATTTACCGATTAAACCGTTAAACGAGCGCAGCGCATTGGAAAGGTTCAGCCCTCCCTGGATAAACTGAAACGCCCAGTTATATTTACCCTCCCGCACCGTTTTAACCGTGCCGTAGCCAAAGGTCTGGCGCGTTGGGTCCTCGGTGTTATCGGTTATAGCCTCGAAAGGCTGAAAAGGGTAAATTCGCTGGCCCTCTGGGGCCATAACCGCGTCGCCTAAAGTTTCAGCTATGTTGGCGTCGCTTAACTCCTCCTCGGTAAATACTTTGTTTTTGGGGACGTAAATAGCCCCGATAATTAAACGCGGGTCAAAATAACACTCGCAAATGCCAGTATTTTTGACGTCGGACCCGCAAAAAATTTTGTTTAAGCCTTCCATGTTTTAAAATTTATGCAGTTATTTAAATAAGTTCTCAGCTGTAAATCCGCTATCTCTATGCCGTCCAGTATGTCGTCAAATAAATAGCCCGCGTTTCCGTATAGCGCCGGGTCGCCCCAGTGGGGGCGGTCTATGCGCCTGTGTTGAAAAGGCCCGTATTGCATGAATAAACCAGAAAATTTAAGCTGCGCCATTAACTCGTCGTAGATAGGCACCAGCACGGGGTTAAAAACATTGGCCTCCCTTTGTGGCCTGGTAATGTCTTTACGGCTGGTGTGCAAAACCATTAGCTTAACGTCCACCACCCCGTAAATGCCCAGCGCCCCGTTGGTTACTCCAAAGTCCTCAAACAGTACCACCAGCGGGTAGCGGTTTGGCTTATCGGTTTTACCCTTTGCCATTAGCCGCTCCTTTACGTCGTTATAGTGCCCGTACTCATAATGCACGCCAGTTATACCAGGGTCCACCGCTTGCAAAGTGGGCAAAACGGCGGCACTGGTTTTTGCTACCAGGCCGCGCATTAGGTCCACTATGCGAACGGGGGCTATCATAATCCTAACGAGTTTATTTTTTTAAACAGGTCGTCGCACCCTGGCGGCTCGTCGTGGCAGCTGCACCCACATTCGCAGTGTCCTGGGTAGTTACATATCTGCCACTCCGGGTAAATACTGGCGTTTGCCGTCATATAGCCTTTTAGCAAGTTGTTGAGGTCGCACATTCTATTCCAGCTATCCACCAGGCGGTCCACGCTGGCCACGCGCCTGTTATTATCAGTCTCCGAAACGACCATGCCCGTTAGGGCGAAGTCGGTTACCTTGTTGTCCACGTACTGGTAATAAACAAAGTAAGCTATCGGGCTGGGCCTAGCCATAAAGCCAGGCCAGCGGTAAGTGCAGCCGTTTTGGGTAAAGGTGCCGCCGTTTAGCAGCGCCAGGTACCTGTCCTCGGCTGGCAGGCCCGACCCAGAGGTGGCAGCGTCGAAAAGCTGCCAAAGGTTATAGCCTAAAACACATTGTAAATATTGGGGTTCGTACTCCTCTATAAATGCGTCCACGTCGGCCAGTCCCTCGGTGTTACCCGTCTGGGGTAGGTTTCGCTTATTGGTAAAGTATGTGCTATCTATTAACATTTACTTGCCTGTGGCGTTTATTAGGTTTGCCTTTTTTTCAGCCTTTAGCCGCCTTATTATTGGCTCCGGGTCATGTTTTTTAACTTCCATCTTTACGCCTTTTGCCTCCAGTTTTTTAACTATCGAATAGTGTATGGCGTGCGTGGACCCTTTGCGGTAAATTATTTCCTGCGGCTCCTTTGCTTTTCCTGGTGCGCTCATATAGTCCTCCTTAAAGACGACTATACGGGTGTTTTTTTCTTTGTTATTCATGTTTAATTTTTTGGCATAGAAACGACGGCGTTATGCTTCAATAGCCGCCTTAATGTTGGCCCAGGTGTCGTATACCACCGAGTTTTCCCTATTCTCAGGAATAAAGGAAAGGAAACGCTGGTAGCCCCTAAAGCTGGTGCGGTCATAGCGGAAGTCCTCACCATTTAGGCCACGCTCGAAAACCATAGACCCGTACGCATAAATTTTAAAACCTAATTCTTTAGCTATTACCAAAACGTGGGTGCTAGGCACGTCCTCCTCGTCTACTGCCACCACTTCCACGCCAGCAATATAAATGCGGCCTGTGTTGGAGGTATAAACCAGGTTCTGGTTTTGGTAACGCTGCTGAGTATCTTTTAAATGTAAAATCTGGTACCAAACGTCTGAGGAAACAAAGGCCACGCCTGCCTCCTCTTTGCGGTAGCGCATCATGGCAAAAACGGCAATAAGCTGGTCAATATAATTGGTCGTATTGGCCGTAAACTTATTATTATAGCCAGGCGTAACTATGTACTGGGTGGCGTTCTGCTTAATGCCCAGGGGCGCGTCGGGGTCTACGGCAGGGTTATTATTTAAAAGGCCGTTGTTTATTTCTTCCCTCATTTCTGCCATAAAGTCCTCCCTTATCCACCGCTCCAGGCTAGGGACGTCCTGTAAAAGGCAATCCTCCACGGTGCCGAAAATGGCCACCTTTTTAGCCGTTGCCGTGCCAGTGGTTACCCTAAAGCTGCGCATTGGTTTCTGCTCCCCGCAAGTTATCCAGGCTGCTCCGCCGCTGTCGCCGCTGAGGCTGTCGGGGTCCGTGCCGTCCTCTACTTTAATAAGGTAAACTATTGTAGGTACGCCTATACCCTGAATATTAAAGTAGTCCAGTACTATATTGGTTTTTCTTTTTCTGAAATGTAGTTCTGGGTCCACCACCCGGCCAGTTACTGCGCTAATGTCAGTACCCGCGCCACCCATGTAAAAGGTGGCAGTGCTGAAAATTTCCGCAGCTTTGGCGGTCTCTATTTCTATTTCGGCTTTGTTATTGGTCTTTCTGCCGTCCTCAAAGGTCGCCTTAATAAAATCCTGCACTTGCTTAGTAGTTATCCTGGGGCCTGCTGAGGCACCCGTGCCACCCTCTTTATTTGCCGCCTGCTTTTCCTGTATTTCGATAATCTGGCGGTGCAGGCTCTCGTTACCGTCGTTAATGGTCTTAAGGGCCTGGTTTATCTTGTCTGACTCCATTTTACCGATATTGGCCTGGAGGTCGTTAATAACGGCCTTTAAGGTGTCTATTTCGGCCTTGTCGGCCTTTTCTCCGAGCATAACCTGGAAGCCGTCCACCTGTTTACCTATGGCGGCTATGGCCTCGGCCTCGGTCAGTTCGTCGGCTGGCGGTGCGTCGGTTTTGTACGCGATATTATGGCGGCTGGTGCCAATACGCTGGCGGCGGCTCTGTATCTTGGGCAGATAGCTGACGGACCGCGCAGGAAAGTTTAAAAATTTACGTTTCATAATTTTTTGGTTTTTAGTAATAACTTTTGTAATTCCTCTTTAACGCGGGTGCGGTCAGTAGCGGCCCGGCTCTGAGTGCCAGCTGGCGGCTCAGTCTGTTTGGGTGCGTCGTATAAAATGCCCGTGGCGTCATTGGAGCCAAAGAGCACGGCGCTGCCCTCCTTATAAATTTTCGCCTCGTAGACTGGCCAAAAATAGCCGTCTGTGTCGGCAGCTTCTTTATTTGCTATTGTGGGGTAGTAAGTGTCCCAAAGTTTCTTTTCCGCTGCCAGGTCCTTATCCTTTGAGTTAATGGCCAGGTCCAGGTTTACGTAGACCATGCGCACCGAGTTCTGGATAGGTGCCCCGGCCTTTATGGCGCGGTAGGCGTCCTGGTTAGAGTTCTCAGTAAGTCTGGCTTTAAAGATTAGCGCCTGGGTGCTCCCTTCATAGTCGCGGCCCAGTTCCCGCCAGTCCATAGTCTTTAACATAATTTCCACCTCGTTGGGGTAACTTATTACTTTACCTATGGCCAGGTTATGGTTTATTAAGTAGTATGTTTTTCCGTTTTGCTCCGTGGCGCTCTTGTCCCAAATGCCTGCCAGGTGGAGGTCCTTATGGCTGTCCAGGTAGCCCGTGGTATTTATAACCGGGTAGATATAGTCCCCGTAGCTGAGGGTCTGGCCCGGTTCGCCTTTTATTACTTCGCCGTTTTTCAGCGTGGCCTCCACTATGGTAAAGTCTACGGGGTCCGAGCACTTAATGGCGGCCTTTTTCAGGTTTATAAGCTGGGCCTTATTGGCTTTGAGCGCGGCAAATAACTGGCCCTGGGTAGAAAACTGCTGGTTTAGTTCTTTACAGGTCATTTTTTAAAGTCTTTACCGAGGTGTTTAATTTTCTCCTGGGCCTGGGCCTTTAGCTTAGGGTCCAGCTTTTTTGCCTTTTCTTGCAGCTTTTTAGTCGTTTCCTGCTGTTTCTGGCTCTGTTTCTGGTGCATTTATCGTAAAATTAGTGTCTAAAAATGCGTTTATCTGCTCTATCGGTACGCCAATTTTTAACAAGTTTGCCAGGGTCTGCACCCTGGTTTGCTGGATAGCTGCCCGCTCTTTCTCAAATACCTGGGTAAACGGTAAATGGTCCCAGCCAAAGGCTATACGTTTGCCCTTGTCAGCGTAGCCCCAGCGTTTAGCCAGTGCAGCGCCCAGCATTTCGCCAGCTGGCTCCATAGTATAGGCCACGTGCCGCGCCTGGGCCTTTTCCTGGTTCTCGTAAGTGCTTGATTGATAGGCTTCTAGTATGTCCCTGGGTATGCCGTACATATTACCGATTAGGAAATAGTCGGCCAGGTAGGAGCGGTCCAGTTCCAGCACCTTTAGGTCGTCCACAAAACGCTTTATGTCTACCATGCTTTTTACGGCGTGCACCTGTTTAGGGCCGTTGGTCTTTTCCTCTATGTCCTTTTTCTCGTCCTCGCCCATAATTTTGCGGGTAACGTCGTTGGGGTCCGTGGTACCAGCTACCAGGAACTTACCCGCGTAGCGCACGTTAATATTTTTTGAGTCCAGGCTGGCCTCGCTATTAGAAATAACTTTGTAAAGTGCGTCTATTTTGGAAAACCCTTTAAACCAGTTGCCCGTGCCGTTGGTCAGGTCGGTTATAATTACCAGCTGCTTTAGCGGAAACTCAAACCGGGTGCCGTCCTCGTAGCGGTAGAATAACTGGGTGCCCAGGACCTTGTTTAACTTTGACTCAGATAAAAAAAGTTTGTCCTTTTGCTTTTCCAGTTCCAGGGGCCACTCTATTTTATGATTTTCCAGCCAGTACATTGGCGCGTTTGGACGCTCCACCAGGTCGCTATCTACGTATAGGTAGGCATTTCCCAGCATTTTATAGAACATATAGCACCAGAGCCAATCTGCCGTAGATTGTAGCGGGTTTGGCTGCGCCAGGCGGTCCAGGGCTGGGTCCTCGTCGGCAGTGTTGCCGTTTTTCTTATACACATAAGGACGCGCCAGGCTGAAAAGGTCGCACTGGATAGAAAAAATTTTGAGTAGCGCCGGGTTTGAGAAAATGGCGGCCAGCTTTTCGGTGTCTCGGTGGTAGTCATTAAACTGAGGAGCAGCACCGAAAACGTGGTAGGGGTACCACTGGTGGTACATGCTGTCCTTTAAGTATGCCGTGCCAAATAAATTGGAAAACCAGGACAAAAGGTAAAGTTTGCCAGCGAAGTTAAGGTAAAAAAATATTTAATGTTTAAATACCTGGCACCAGATAGGCGTCTGCGGACCCACAAACGCGCCCTCTATGTTAAATGTGTAGTACTCCCAGGCCTCGCCCTCCTCCATGCCGTCGCGGTCCATTAGGATTTGGATAACCTTATTAACGTCGTATACCAGGCGAAGGTCCACGGCCTCCACGCCAATAATGGCAGCGTCCAGGCCGTCGGCCTTTAAAAACGTGGCCTCTGGGTAGGCGTCTATTATTTTGTCTAGTGTTTGCATGGTTTAAATATAATAAAAAACCCGACCTGGTGGCCGGGTTATTTTTATGCGTCTACGCCTGTGCGGCGTTTCAAAAACTCATAGGCTTTATAGCGCCCAGCCCGGCTGGATTTTCCAGTATTTTGCGAATACTTATGCGTGAAAATTACGCCACCCGCGCCCAGGTCCATAAACCAGTAAAAAACGCAGTCCTTAAGGGCTAGGCCTATCTGGTCGCCAATTATTGAATATCTGATATTTTTTGCTTTTGCGGCTGCTTCGAGTTGTTGAAAAATTGTCATTTTGTTTGTGTTTCCACAAATATAGGCTGCGCTAGCGTAACCACCTAATTTATTTTAAACTATTTTTTTTACCCGGTCGTACATAAACTCTTTTATGTGCGTAGCGTCTGGCGTGTAGTCGTCCAGGCACCAACTCAGGAGGCCGAAACGCTCCTTATACAGTACCAGGCTGTCGTTAAAAAACTGTTTCTTTTGGTTGCCGCTCATTACTATTTTAACCGAGCGCAGCATATTATTTCGCAAACTATTACGCTGGTGGACGTCGGGCTGCGGTGCGCCGTACTTTGGCAGTAGTCGCACCAGGTCCTCGAAACTCAAAAACTTATTTTCCGCCTGGAGGGCCTCAATAATGATTTTAACCCACTTAATTTGTCTAAGTTGTTTTTTAGCTGGTTTTTGGTCCACGTGGCTGGTGGTGCGCATAACTCTAATTTCTTTAGACGCTTTGGTATTATGTTTAAATCTGCTCAGACTCTCCAGGAGCAATTTATTTGCCTCTAGCCCGTCGGTTAGTGCGTCAAATTCGCGCTTATAAATCTGGTAGAGTTCCTGGGCCTCCTTAAACGGTCCCTCCTTAACGGAAATAGCGGCCATCTGGCCCGCCATTTCTGTTTCAGTTAGCTGTATCATTTTGTCTATTTGCGGTTCGCTAATATTTAGCGCGTAGTAGTCTTTTTGCATTTTGATTTAATTATAAAATTCAGGAAATAGTTTTTTAGCGTAGTACTGCGCCTGCTTTACTAGTGCGTCCAGGTTAGTAAACCAGTTACCTGGGTCCATTATACCGCAGCCTCTTACCTCCTCGTCCCCACCCCTGTAAAGGCGGTGCCGCAGTTCCTTTTCTACCCTGGCCCTGGTTATCTTCTTTGCCTTGTCCTGGTAGTCTGCCTCCAGTAAATACATTATGGCCGTTTCGATTGCGTCCACGTCTACGTAAAACTTAACGCTAATAAAACAAACCTTTTCGCCTACCTTATTTTTGTGCGTCGGTCTCATGTATCAAATTAAAGTGCGTTAGAAATATTTTATTTGCTCCCTTTACTTTGTGCGAGTGCCAGCGGGTGGCCTCTAGCCTCTGGCCTATGTAGGTGGGTATAGGCGTAAACTTTATGGCCCCGTACTCGTCCAGGCTTTTGGTGTACTCCTCCAGGCCCTGGTCGGTGAAATATAGCTGGCCGTCGCTGCCGCGCAGCCTGGTTCTGGTGTAGGAGCGTAGGCCCCGGCCTGGGTTTATTTCGGTTTTGGCGTAAATAGTCATTCTCATAAATAATGGTATACCAGGTATGAGTCTATAAAGGTCCTGGCGCTTTCCTCGGCCTCCAGGTGGCTGCGGTAGTCAAAGCCGCAGTAAAGTTCGCGGCCCTTGTTTTCTACTACCAGGTCCCAGGTAGGTGCGTCTGTGCCCTCCTGGACCCTTTCTACCGTTACCTTTACGTCGCGATAGTGGAAAAAGTATTGGTTTTCCATATTAGTTAAAGGTTTGGGTTAAAAGCAGCACGTAGCGGGCTACTGCGTCGTTAAAAACTTTTGTTTCCATGTAGGCCACCATTTCGTTTACGTTGGTGTGCCCTTTCTCCAGTGCGTCCAGGATTACGGTTTGTACGGCTATTTCGGCGGCTAAATTTGCGGTCATATTGTTTGCTTTTGTTCCACAAATATAGGTAGCGGAAACGTAACCACCAAATTTATTTTAAAACTATTTTTTTATAGGCCGACCGTGGCGTGGCTATGCTTAAAAATTCGGTGTCCTGTATCTGGTAGCCCAGGCTCCAGCCCTGGTTAATGTACTGGCCATAGTACGGGTGGTCCCTGGGGACCGTTACGGCCTTTATGTTAATGTACCACTTACGGCCCCGGCAATACTTACCTATTACGCGCCAGTACTTAATCGGGGAAAGGTGGCTGCTACCGTCGCTAATAGGGTGCCCTGCCACGGCCCGGCGCATACCAAAGCTGGCCGTTATTACGTCGCCCACGGCCAACTCTCTGGGCCTTACTGTTACCTGGTCGTGCGGTCCTGCTAATAGTTCTATATTCATGTTAATAAATTTTACGTCTTAAGCGTTTACGGTTTGCTGGTGTGTCCAGGTGCAGCCCGTCCAGGGTCCGCACTCTAATTTTATGCTGGTGGCGGTAGAGGAAACGCTGGCGGCCCTCCTGGGTCAAAAGGAACTTAGTTATTTTCCTGGTCATATCGCTATTTAACTCCAGGGCCACCACGTACAAAGATTTTTTTTCAGCTAGTAATTTTTCCAGCATAGATATTGGTTAAAGGCCCAGGCCTGGAGGCCTGGACCTGGTGAAAGATTATTTTTTGTAGGCTATTGTAGCGTAGCCCACCATACGGTCGTCGGCCAGCTGGTGCGAGTTCATTTTTAACGTCTTGCCGTGGTCGCCTTTGCCTACCAGGTCGCGGCGGCCAAAGTAGTACGCGCCGTTAATGGTGCAGGCCTCGTATACTCTATTACTGTTGCGCTCAGATATTACCACGCCGTTTTCGTCGGTTACGGTATAATGAAATTTTGCGCTTTTGTTTCCTGTCTCTTTTACGTTTAGTGTGTAAGTCATTTTGTTTGTGTTTTGTTCCACAAATATAGGTAGCGGAAACGTAACCACCAAATAAAAATAAAATTATTTTTCCAGGTAGGCTATTAGTGCAGGCTCCAGACCAGCCGCCCTGAGTATTTTAACTAGTTTCCCGTGCAGGCCTTTGCCGATTAGGTCCACCCGGCTAAAGTAGTGGCGGCTGTCCAGGGTGGCAGCTACGTAGCGCCTATTACTTTTACGCTCACTTACGACGCGCCCCGTCTCCAGGTCCACGACCCGGTAGTGGTAGCGCGGCGT